ATCCGCCACAATTTATAACGACATCGCGAAAGTCCTCGGCTCTGAATTAATAGACCTTGTCGTCACGGATCCTCCTTATAATGTGGCTTATAAAGGCGGGACGCAAGAGAAGCTCACTATCAAAAACGACGATCTTTCAAATGAAGAATTCGAATCGCTATTACGAGATTTCTACATGAATGCTTTCGTCTTTATGAAAGAGGGAGCAGGGATTTATGTATTCCATGCCGATTCCGAAGGAGAAAGATTTCGCAGGTTTTTCCGCGAGGCAAATCTAAAAATGACGCAATGCCTTATCTGGCTCAAGAATTCCTTGGTTCTTGGGCGGCAAGACTATCAATGGCAGCATGAACCGGTCCTATTCGGCGGCAAAGAATACAGCGATCATGATCCTGTGCTGTATGGGTGGAAAGAGGGAGAAAAGCATCGCTGGTATAACAACCGCAAGCAAACTACCCTTCTTAAATTCGACAGGCCGCAGAGGAATGCCGAGCATCCCACCATGAAGCCAATTCCTTTGATCGGCTATCTGATCAATAACAGCTCGAAAAAGGATGATCTTGTTTTTGACTTCTTTCTGGGCTCTGGCAGCACGCTAATCGCGGCGGAGCAGCTCGGACGTCGCTGTTTTGGATGCGAATTAGATCCAAGATATTGTGATGTGATCGTCACCCGTTACAAAAAATTCAAGACGCAAAGAAACGAGGTTTACGAAATCAAGCTGAATGGAGAGGTCTATGCCTAGGAAGACTACCGGAAGGCCGAACGGCCGGCCTAAAAAAACAGTTAAGCCGCCTATAGACCCGAAAGCTCCTCCTTCGGAATGGAAAGGGGTNGTCCCCGAAAAAGAGATCAATCTCGATCAAGTGCTTTATTGGACGGAATTGCAAGCGACCGCNGAAGAAATTGCGGGCGCTTTCAGGGTCAGCGTCGACACTTTGAATCGAAGGTTNAGGGAGGCTTTCGGTATGGGTTTTGCGGAGTTAAGAAAAAGGTGCAACGGGCTTCATAAACTCTCCCTCCGACGCTACCAATTTCAGCAAGCTGAACGCAATGCAACCATGGCTATCTGGCTTGGCAAGATATGGCTCGGACAAAGAGAAACCATTGTCACGGAAACGATCGTCAAAGGAGAAGACCCCGTCCAAATTTATATTCCGGATAACGGAAGGGGCGACTGCATAGAAGAAAAAGTGGAGGAGCCGAATGCCTAAAATCAAGCCGCAGGAGGGACCGCAACGTCAGTTTTTGGACTCCCCTGCAGATATCGTGATTTATGGAGGCGCTGCGGGAGGCGGTAAAACATATGCGCTTCTCTTGGAATGTTTACGCCACAGGAATGTTCNAGGATTCTCCGCCGTGATATTCCGAAGAAATAGCACGCAAGTGCGTAATCCAGGCGGGCTATGGGACACAAGCTGCGAAATCTTTCCTCATGCCAACGGCATACCCAAAGAATCGACGCTCGAATGGGATTTCCAGAGTAAAGGAAAAGTCAAATTTGCCCATCTCGAACACGATAAAACGCGGTTCGATTGGCAAGGTGCCCAAATTCCTTTTCTTGGGTTTGATGAGTTGAGCCATTTTTCTTGGTCGCAATTCGTCTATATGCTGTCGAGAAACCGATCAACCTGTGGAGTAAAGCCTTATATTCGGGCAACGACCAATCCCGATTCAGATTCCTGGGTCAGGCAATTCATTTCTTGGTGGATCGATGAGCAATCAGGATATCCCATTCATACCAGAAGTGGAAAAATACGTTGGTTTATCATCCAAAACGATGAAACAATCTGGGCATCGAGCCGTGAAGAGCTCATAGAAAAAGATCCGTCATGCCTTCCCAAAAGCGTCTCGTTCGTCGCGTCCACGGTACATGATAATAAAATCCTTCTGGAAAAAGACCCCGGCTATCTCGCCAATTTAAAAGCTCTTCCCCGTTTTGAGAGGGAACAGNTGCTGATGGGCAACTGGAATGTACGTCCAACGGCTGGTATGTTTTTTCAACGATGCTTTTTCGAGATCGTTAAAGCCGTCCCCAAAGGCGGGACAAAAGCAGTCCGTTATTGGGACCGCGCGGCCACGAAAAAAATCGAGAACAATGATCCTGATTATACTGTCGGGCTTCGACTCGAAAAAGACAGAAATAACATCTTGTATGTCACTGATATGGTGCGAATTCAGCAAAGCCCTTTAGGAGTACAAACTGCGATCAAAAACACAGCAAGCCAAGATGGAATCTCCATCAGAATTGGCATTGAACAAGACCCTGGCCAGGCGGGAGTCAGCGAAGCCGATTATCTTGTAAGAATGCTTCAAGGCTACAACGTGAAAACCTTCAAAGCGACCCAAGATAAAGTGACCCGAGCACTCCCCGTTTCTTCCCAAGCAGAGGCTGGCAACATTAAAATCCTACAGGCTCCCTGGAATGAGGATTTCCTGAGAGAGCTGGAAAATTTCCCCGAAGGCGCCCACGATGATATCGTCGATGCTTTTAGCGGAGCGTTTCTCATGCTGACCGATGCTGCGTACAACTTAGAAGCGATGACGAGCCTTTAATGGTTCCAAAACGTTATCTGATTATGCGAATTTAAGATTGAGCCCAAGAGCGGCCAGCAAAACAACGAGCGTATGCCATTTTGGGTTTCCTTCTTCGGAAAGCGTCTTATATAGACTCTCTCTGCCGATCTTAGCTTTTTTAGCCAAATTGCCAAGGCCACCCTGCGCTTCTGCAACATTTTTCAATGCAAGAAGAAATAGATGTTGAGATTCCACATCTCCCTTTAGGCTTTCTTCGAGGGCTTCGTTTAAATAAGCAACGGCTAGATCATGCTCTTTCAGTTTCTTAATTAGCCAATCTTGATGTTTTTTACTTCTTGCCATATTTTTTTCCTCTGGAGTGATAATCTTCTAAGTACTCCTTTGCTTTGCTTATATCATTGCTCTGCGAGCTCTTCTCTCCCCCGCAAAGCAGTAAGACAATTGTGTTGCCTACCTTGGAATAATAAATTCTGAACCCAGGTCCGTAATCAATCCGAAGCTCGGCAATTCCATCTTTTAGCGCTTTGCAATTACCAAAATTTCCGATTCTGAGTCTATCCAGACGAGCAATTATCTTTGCCTGGGATCGCTTTTCTCGGATACCGTCAAACCAATCGTCGAAGGGACAGGATCCTCGGGCGGTTTCGTACAGTTCAATGTCTATTTCCATTTACCTCTATTGTATCCTACAAGATACATATTTTCAAGTCTATTTGGCAATTATTTTGTGGTTTAACGCCTAAAATATTTATACACAGTGTTTTAGATCACCATTTGTCCTAGTCATGTGACTCAAACACCCAATTAAATTGAGTGGGTGTNTCTGTTACATTATATTTTGTTTGGAGATGGGGCCCGTGCATTCTTTCTCATAGAGAGCTTGAATGGCATCGCAAGCAATCATCGAGCGATCAATCTTACGATCCTTGCGTAGACGATGAATGTAAAGCTCCGTGAATGCNTCTTCGGCTTCTTCGGTCAAATAAACCGTCGCCTTGATCTTTTTCTTAGTCCGATTTGAAATGGCCTGCCTACCAACCTCTTTGTCGTTTTGCTGCATTGTCTCTAATTCGCCCATATATCTCCTATTTCTGTTGGTTATGCTGACATTAAGATGTATAAGCAATAACGTTCGAAATGTCAACGTCTACACTTACGGCCTTTGCGTTTAATCGACTGAACGATTGAAGGAGCCAAAACATCTTATCGACAAATGCAAACGAGATCCAAAACTTCGAGTTGCCAGGAAAGAAATTTCGAGCTAGATTTTGTTGTTTATAAATCGAGTTATAAACAATTCGAAGGCTGCATGAAGGGCCCGAGCCCCCAAACGCTAAAATCGGGTCAGCGGGTGCCAAAACCTAAAAAAGCCCATTATTTTTGGCCGGAGCGCAAAACATGAGTGTAGTTCCCATCGTTCACGAGTTGCCAGTTCTTCATGGCCTACAAACCTACGAACAGGTTGCCTCCGCGAAAACGAATTTGCTTTGGGAAAAGCTGGCGGAGACCTCCGTTGAACAAGCGATCGATCATTGGCTTTCTACATTGGGAGAAAAAACGCAAATCAACTACCGATCCGGAATCAGAAGGCTGATCGAGTTTGGATGGCTCAATCCCCTGCTCAATTTACAAGCATTTGCCTTGATCAACCACGAAGGAATCATCGATCAGATCAAGCTATTTTCAAAATGGGCAGAGACCACGAAACAGGCCAGGGCTGCTTGTTATATTTCATTCACGGGATTTCTCAGCAGACGCCTTCAAGGAATGATCAGAAAGGCCGTTCCTAGCAAAGAGGGAAACACGAAAACGTTTTTCAATCTCTATGAGAAAGTCAAAACCAGAGCGATGACCCAGGCGCAATGGCTTCTCTTTTTCAAG